CAACGCCAAGCGCACAGCGCAAGCACGCAAGAGGGGCAAGCAGCCTGCAGCTCGTTTGGATGGGAAGGGGCACCGCCCCCGACGCCCATGCATGTCTGTCTCGCGCAAGAAACAGCCAAAGTCGCAAAGAAACCGTCATGACTTGCCGCGATTAGAAACGATTGTCTCAGACGCTGCCGGCTCGTACGGCCCGGCTGTGACAAAGTGGGCTGCTGACTACCTGCACGTGCAGCTCATGCCCTGGCAGCAGCACGTTTTGCAGCAGCAGTTGAGCTACGACAAAGACGGTCGGTGGTGCAACCGCACTGCGCTGATGTCGACCGCGCGACAACAGGGCAAGAGCGTTTGCATTGCGGCGACTGTCGGCTGGTTGCTGACTGAGTACGCGCAGATCGTCAAGCGGCCTGTCAAGATCGTGACGTTTGCGCACCGTCTTGACATTGCAGTGTCGCTGTTCCAAGACCTTGCGCCTGTGCTTGAGGCGCGGTTTGGCGCTACGCCTACCTGGTCGTACGGTCGCACAGAGGTAACGCTCAAGGGCAGCAAATGGATGGTCAAAGCTGCGCGACCGGCAGCGCCGCACGGCCTGGCGGGCGTCGACGTGTTGATTGGTGATGAGCTGTGGGGCGTTGACAGCGACACGCTCGACATCGGGTTCATGCCGACGCAGCGCGCAGTGCCTAACCCGCTTGCCGTGTTCTACTCGACAGCCGGCACAGAGCAGTCGATTGCGATGTTGCGTTGGCGTGAGCAGGGCATACGCGCCATAGACACAGGCGACGACGTAGGAATTTACTTTGCCGAATGGTCGCCACCGCCAGACCTAGACCCGATGACGCCAGAGGCGTGGGCGTACGCAAACCCGGCGCTGGGTCACACCATAAGCGTGCAATCGCTAGAGGCAGAGTCGCACGCGCCTAACCGCGCGGCCTTCCTGCGCTCAAGCGTCAACCTGTGGATACAAACCGATCAGAGCTGGCTGCCGCCCGGCCTGTTTCAAGAGCTGCGCGCAGACTCGCCACCGCTGCCAGGCGGCGTCATGGCTGTCGAGGTCAGCATGGATGACGGCAGGTACGTCGGCGTGCGCTGCAACGTCAACGCGCAAGGACAACTAACCGCCACCGTCGCATTCATGGTCGACACAATCGCCGCCTGCTGGCAGGCAATCGACGCGCAGCTGCAGGCCAACCCGCAGCTCGTACTTGCCATTACGCCGACGCTCGACGTGTCTTGCCCTACGCCGCTGCAACACAAGCGCATCATCGTCGGCTACCAAGAGATCTGCCGGTGGACTGCCGTAGTACGCCAGATGCTGCACGAAAAACAACTGCACCACACCGGCGAGACCATGCTTGCTGAGCATGTCGGTCGTGCCGTAGCGGTACGCACCACAGGCGCAATCGCGTTGTCGTCAACAAAGTCGCCAGGGCCGATCGAGCTGGCACGCTGCCTGGTGTGGGCGGCAGGCATAAGCAGCCGCCCGGCGCCAGCCGTCAAACGCGCCGTACTTGGCACCGCTAAGCCACGTCGCGTGGCGTAACATTTAGCGCATGGCACTGTTCAGCAAAAAAGACGCACCGATTGTCAAGGCAGCTGCAGGCGCGGCAGGCAACCCGCTAGTCGGCAACTTCATCAACTACACAGCCGGCGCAGACCGCACGGCTGCGTTGCGCAACCCAACGATCAGTCGCGCGCGCGACCTGATTTGCGGCATGATCGGCTGCCTAGAAATCGAGCAGTACGGCAGGCAATGGGATGGCGACGAGTACGAATACATCGACTTGCCGCCAGACTCGTGGTTCCAAAATCCCGACCCGAACGTGACGCGCAACTTCATCATGTCGTTTACAGCTGACGACCTCATGTTCTACGGTCGCGCATTCTGGATTATTACGCAACGCAACGCGGCAGGTTTTCCGTCAGCGTTCACCTGGGTGCCAGCAGCTGACGTGGTTACTTGGGATCAGGCCGGGCCGCAATGGTGGGGGCCGTCATCACAGATCTATTTCCAGGGCATACAACTTGAGACGAAGGATGTCGTGCAGTTCCTGTCACCGATACCTGCGCTGCTGTTCACAGGCAACCGCGCAATCAACACCGCGTCACGCCTGGACATGGCGGCAGAACGGTTTGCGACAATGGAAGTGCCAGCCGGCTACCTGAAACAGACGGGCGGCGAACCGATGAGCGGGCAAGAACTGACCGACCTGGCGGCGGCGTGGTCGGAGGCGCGACTAACAGCGAGCGTCGCAGCGCTCAACGAGTACGTCGAGTGGCGCGAGTCAAGCATTGACCCAAGCAAACTAGAACTCGTTGCGGCACGCACGTACCAGGCGCTAGAGCTGGCGCGCATCGCAAACATCCCGCCCTACCTTGTCGGCGCACCTGCAGGTTCAGGCATGACGTACCAAAACGCGCAACAGGCACGACAAGACCTGTACCTCTTCGGCGCAAAACCGTACATCGATTGCATTGAGCAAACGCTGTCACTCAACAGCGTGACGCCGCGCGGTCGTTACATCAAGCTAGACGTCGACTCCTACCTGGAGGAAAACGGCGTGTCAGCCCGGCAGACTGAGCTGCCCTCACCTGCCGGGTCTGGCACGTCGGTTACGCCTGGTACGCCAATAGCCGACTAGTCATGCCGTCGTTCAGACCGACGCAAGAAATGGCAGAAGAAGCCAGGCGCGGCCTCGAGTGGCGACGCGAATACAACAGGGGCGGCACGCTTGTGGGCGTTGCGCGCGCACGCAGCATCGCCAACCGACAGATGCTGCCTATGGAAACGATCAACCGCATGGTGTCATTCCTGGCGCGGCACGAGGTCGACAAACAGGGCGAAGGCTTCAGCCCTGGCGAGCCTGGCTACCCCAGCGCAGGTCGTATCGCGTGGGCGTTGTGGGGCGGCGACCCGGCACAGACCTGGGCAAACGCAATCGTCAAGCGTGTCAATGACACCACTGCACGCAAGGCGAACGCCTACGCTGGTGACATGATCTACCTCACCAGCAGCAAAGTGCAACTACTCGCCAAAGGCGACCACGACGACGACGAAACGATGGCAGCCGCGCCGCGCACAATCCAGGGCGTCGCAGTACCGTACAACACCGTTGCAACCGTGACAGGCGGCGAAAAGGTGCTGTTCCTTCCAGGCAGCCTGCCGACAGACGGCAAGGCGCCGCGCCTGCTGGAGAACCACGACAGCAACAAGATCATCGGCGTCGTCACCGCACGCGACGACGACGAGGAAGAGATGCGCTACACCGCACGCATAAGCGCGACGAAGGCCGGCGACGACGTTATTGAGCTGATCAAAGACGGTGCGCTCGACAGCGTGAGCATCGGCGTTGACCCGGTTGACGCCGAATACAACGACGAAGGCGTGCTGGTCGTGTCAAAGGCGAACTGGCGTGAGCTGTCAATCGTCGCAGAACCAGCGTTCGCGGATGCCACCATTGACACGATTGCAGCCGCTAAGGTAAGCACAACGGAAACGGAGACCCCCATGACCGACAACACCACACCACAGGAAAAGCCAGCCGAAGCGCCGAAGGCGCCGATCTGGGCTGAAGCACGCAAAGCACCGTCACGCCTGCCCTCGATGAGCGAGTGGGTTTCTGCGTACGTGCAAGGCGGCGAAAAGTTTGCTGCAGTCAACCGCATGATCGCTGACCACCAAGCGGTACACAACCCGATTGCTGCTGCAGCCGGCGACATCATCACGACCGACACGCCAGGTCTCTTGCCTGTGCCAGTCGTCGGCCCGGTGTACAACAACATCAACTACTTGCGCCCAGTCGTCACCAACGTCGGCGCGCGCGCAATGCCGCTCGGTTCAGGCAAGACGTTCAACCGACCAGAAATCACGACGCACGTGAGCGTCGCGCAACAGGCGAACGAACTTGCAACGCTGTCGTCAACCACGATGGTGATTTCAAGCAACATCGTTACGCGTCTCACGTTTGGCGGCACGGTGCTGGTGTCTGAGCAAGACGTTGACTGGACTGACCCATCATCCGTCGACATCATCCTGCAAGATTTGGCAGGCCAGTACGCCGACGCGACCGACAACTTCGCAGCCGACCAAATGTACAACGAAAGCACCGTCCAGGGAACCTGGGCTGGCACTGCAGCCACAATCCTTAGTGAGATTTACGGCGCCGCGCAACTGATTGCCGCATCGACGAACGTGTTGCCAACGCACCTGTTCGTTGACCCTGAGATGTGGGCCAAACTTGGCGGACTCGTCGACGGTGCCAACCGTCCGTTGTTCCCGACCGTTGCACCGTTCAACGCACCCAATGCGTCGTACGCCGCAAGCAACTGGAACGGCAACCCGCTTGGATTGACGCTCGTGGTGGACAAGAACTTCGCAGCAAAAACCGCAATCGTCGGTTGCGCCGCCGGCCAGTTCGCTGGATTCGAAATCTACGAAAATCAGCGCGGACTTGTCGCCATCGACAAACCCGAAGTGCTTGGCCGCCAGATTTCATTTAGGGGCTACTTCGCAACCCTGATGATTGACGGCACAAAGTTCCGCCGATTCACCTACGCCTAGTCATTAGAAAGGCGGCCTGATGGCCACCTACACAACGACCCAGGCGCAGATCACCGACGACGTAGGCGTAATCAAGACGCTGACCGCAACACAGGTTGAGGTCGGCCTCAGCATTACGTTGTCAGGGTTCGCGTCACCATTCACAGCGCTCAACAGCACGTTCACAGTTACTGCGATACCACAGCACCTGTTTATCGGCGTTGACGACGACGGCGACTACCTGTTCGACTACGACGTACCGATACAAAATCAGATTGCGTTTGCGGTCACGGCTGCAGATCAAGACCGCGCGCCAGCGACTGCGACGCTGACGTTTACGCCGACGTGCAGCTGGGTCACCGTTGCCGACGTGGAGGACTGGCTGGGATTTACAGTTACCAATCCGTCGTCTGACTTTGACCTGCTGACACTTGCTGTTGGCGCAGGCAACCAGTTCGCCTGGCGTCGCCGGCAAGAGGCCGGCTACTTTGACAGCCTGACAACGGTGCCGTCAAGCGACGTAAAACTTGGCAGCGTGATGTACGCCGGCTACCTGTACCGCATGCGCGGCAGCGCATCGGAGTCGTACGCCGCGTACGACCCGCTTGCCACGTCAGGGCCAATAGGCGGCTCATTCGTGGAGGTG